GAAGAAGTATTAAACGTTAATGTACTTGTTATAAGTGATACTGATGCTATTCGATACTATGATAAAAACATTCACGGAGCTATTCTTTTAGATGATATAGATCTTAGTAAATTAAGTAGGGAAGCCTTATTAAGTTATCTAAACCCACTAACTACAGATATATTTGTAAGATATGGTCACGTAAGAATAGAAGGTACAGTACCTAAAGCTATCACAACAAATGTACCGTTACATATAAGTAATGAATATTTTGACTTTAAAGACAAAGCAATAGCAAGAAGAGTTATATATGTGGTACTTAATGATAACGAAACACTTTTCTTCAAAACAGATACGTCCAAGAATTTAACAATTGAGGAACAAAATAAATTAATAAAAAGTCAAGAATTAAAGCAAGAATGTGAAGAGTTTGAAAAAGAACAAAAACAACTTTTAGAACAAAGAAGAATAAATAACATAACTAAAGAAGAATTTTTTAATTGTAATCACTACCAATATCACTGTTGTGGAGAATACACAATGAAAGGATATGTACAAATAACACCAGATAATCCTGAAAAAATAATTAACCAAGAATTTATAGATTTTATTGAAAAAGCAGGATCTGATAATGGTATAGCATGGAAAGACTTACTATGGATTTTTGACTACGATAAAAAAAGACAAGAAATCCTTTACGACATTTATATAGATGAAGAATCGGAACTTCGTTACCAACCTAAAACTATAAAACGTAAAAAATACTCTGATCTAATGAAAGAATTAGATAAAACATATTTCAAAGAAAGAAAAGATATTAATTTTAGAGAGATCCCAAACGTTATCAAAAACATATTCAACAATGAAAACTAATCCATTAATAATTAATTTACCCACATCAGTTTTTCTCGTTTTGCATCAAACAGCTTTCATCACACACTAAGAATCACACTAAGAATCACACTAAGAATCACTACGAAGAATTACTACGAAGAATCACACAGCACACAAAGAGCACAGAACAAAGAACAAAGAGCATCACTGCCGCGTGAGCCGACAGGGGATGTCGCCCGGGCTCTTCAGCGATAGCGGTGGAATTCTCGACAAAAACGTTCTCGATTCCGATTCCGCTACGCATCGAGGCGCGTGGAAGCTATGGTAACATTACTATCTCCCACGCGCGCGTATAATATATATATATATATTTTTTCACCACCAGTTTTACATCAAAAACTTCTCCGACATCACCAGTTTTTCATCAAAAACTTCTCCGAAAACTTATCCGCTATTTTGAAAAAAGTTAGCGGAGAAAAAAATCTCTCATATATTTTCTAATTAATTTTATCCGCTATTTTGAAAACGTTAGCGGAAAATGCATTTTTTTCATATTATTTTCTAATTAATTTTTCCGCCAAAAACGGCAAAAAAAAAAGTCTTGAAAAAAAATTTCACACCCCATTTTTCTCATATTATTTTCTAATTAATTTTACCGCCAAAATTTTTCCGCCAAAAAAGGCAAAAAAAAGTCTTGAAAAAAATTAAAATCCTAGGAGCGTATTAAAAACTGCACAAAAAGGTAATACGAACTTTAATAGTTGTTTACACCACCTTAGATATAAATTAACTAACCTATGAGCAAAAAAGTAAAAGCTAATAATTCTAATGAAACTAAAAAGCAAAAAGAAAAGACATTTCGAATTTCAGCAAAAAGACTGTTACTAACTTACCCTAAATGTCCTTTAACACCTAGAAATGCAATACATCAATTACAGAATATTCTTAAAGACTTTATTGTTATAAACTATTTAATAGTAAGAGAAAGTCACCAAGACGAGAGTTTTCATCTTCATGCTTATATAGAATTGTATAGAAAGGTAGATATTAAGACACCAGAATTTTTAGATATTAAAGATGACTTTACAGAAGAAATATTTCATGGTAACTACACAGCAGCTAGACAAAAAGAAAAGTGTTTAGAATACCTAGTCAAAGATATAACAAACTCTAAATGGCATATGCTTAGACAAGATGAACAATCAGATCTAATTATAGCTAGCAAAGAAATAATGGAGTCTATAGGTGGTTTCTTTGAAGTCAGAGCTCTAGAAGAAAGAATGATCCTTTTAAGTAGACAAGGCAAAATCAACGAGGCTTTACAACTATTAGAAAGAGAAAACCCAAGGAGATTCTTATCACAAGGAGCTAGCATAGAAAGAAGATTAAAAGAAATACAACTAAAAGAAGCAGGAATCAAAAGGAAATTTCCATGGAGATCTTTCAACATACCAAATCATTTAAGTAAAGCTCTAAATTTATTTAAAAAATGCTTAGAAAATAACGAAGGTAGAGTCTTAATTATCAAAGGTAAACCAGGAAGTGGTAAAACACAAGCTTTAATATCATATATGGAAGAAGTATTAAACGTTAATGTACTTGTTATAAGTGATACTGATGCTATTCGATACTATGATAAAAACATTCACGGAGCTATTCTTTTAGATGATATAGATCTTAGTAAATTAAGTAGGG